CTACTGAAACAGACTCTGTAATCAGCTTCGGTAAAACCAAGGTTAAGGCGCTGTCGGTATCCACCGAGACCGACGCGGCTGTGGCCTTCGTCAGAAACAAGTTCAAAACACTGGCTCTAGCCACCGAAACGGATTCAGTACTGACGTTCGGCAGAACCAAGACCCGGGTGCTGGCCGTGGTCACGGAAACCGATACCACTCAGGCGTTCGGCAGGACGAAAACCAAAGCGCTATCGCTGGCGTCTGAGACTGATACGGCTATTGCGTTCACTAGAACCAAGAGAAAGACCCTGAGTATTGCCACTGAAACAGACCTGGCAATCAACTTCGGAAAAACTAAGACAAAAGCTCTGTCGTTCGCTACCGAGGCGGACGCAGCAGTGGCTTTCCCGACTGCCGGACAACCTTTCCCGACGGCTAACGAGTCCGACACCGTACTCAACTTCGGTAGGAACAAGTCGAAGCTGCTTGCAACTGTGACGGACTCCGAATCTGCTCTGACGTTCGGTAAGACGAAGACCAAAGCCCTGACGATTGTTACCGAGTCGGACTCGCCTCAGGACTTCGGGAAGAGGAAGGTCAAGGCTATCGGACTTGTCACTGAGACAGACTCTGCAGTGGCGTTTGTAAGAAACAAGTCGAGAATCCTACCTGTTTCTACTGAAACCTGTACCGCTCAGGGCTTCGGAAAGACCAAAGTGAAGCTTTTGGTCAAGGCTACGGAAACAGACATTGCTATGATTCTCACACACCCCAGTACCGGCGTGACGACGCGGGGTCAGGTAGTTGTTGTCATTGGTCGATTCTAGGGATTAGAATGAAAGAATGAACCAGAATCATGGCAGAAACGAGACATAAGCAAAATGTGGCCTACAAGAGAGAAAATCCTTATGTTCTCGGGGCTGTTGCTGATCGGCGCTACGTGGATAGCTTCCACTTTCCTAGGGAAAGAGTTTCACTACGAGTTCCTCGCGGCTGGCCTAGGGCTGTGCGGTATTGGCATAGCCCAATGGGGAGACAGAAAATGATGGCGTTTATACGTCGCTCGGCTCATTCCAACGCTCTGACCCTGTATGTAATCACAGGGTTGTTTGTTATGACCTGGATCTGGATCCTGGTTGTAGTGCTATTCTTTGGAGGCGTATGAACAACTATGTTACCAAGGAAGAGCTAGACACCTGTCTTAAAAGTTACCACGAAAACAGGTGGCGTGGGCTTATCGTTTGGATTGTTGTCGTAACGGTTCTTTTGTTCTTTGGTTTCCGCTCAATTCACGAGCGCACTCAGGAGGGTAAAGACTCCCGCACGGCTTTGTGTCTGCTCAGGGACAGCCTGCAGAAGTCCAATAACGACTCACGAGACTTCCTGGATCAACACCCCGCCGGTATTCGCGGGGCGGACGGTGAGGTTCTTGTCAGCGGGACGCAGCTTTCCCGTCAGATTCGTGATCGTCAGAGAACTATCGATCAGCTAGCGATCCTTAAATGTGGGCCTTACCCAGGGCAGGCACTAAGATACTAGAGTGACATTTCTGGAAATCGTTAACGCCGCGATGTCCGACCGTTTCGATGAAGTCCAGCGGGCAGACATCAAGAACTGGGTCAATTCCCGCTACGGGCGCGTATGGGCACAGGAAGACTGGTCGTTCAAGAAAATCTCCGCCTCGGTGTCCGTGCCCCTGGGAACCAGTACAGTTTCCGTGCCTACGCTACAGCGAGTCAACGCGGTGTACGACAGTTCTTTCGGGTACACGCCTGCTGAGGTTTACAGCACCCGCCCGGAGGACTTTGTTAACACTACTTACACATCTTCCGGTAACCCTGTTGGGTTCACCTGGCTCAACGGTCTCCTGAACCTCGACAAGCCTGTTTCCTCCGCTCGCAGTTTGTACATCATCGGGGAGCAGAAATGGACACCTCTGGTCAACGACGCGGATGTGCCCCTGCTCCCGGCAGAGTTCCATTTCATGCTCGTTCACGGGGCGTCCTCAGAAGGTCTGCGGCTTCAGAACGATCCTACCTGGCAAGGGTTTGAGGAAGACTTCCAGCGGATGCTTGTAGAAATGAGAAACTCTTACCTTACCCAGGTGCGCACTTACGGTGACGCTTATCCGTCCTGGCCCTACTAAACTTAACCTGTGGCTAAAGGTATTGAAGAACTTGTTATCGCGGACTTCTCCGGGGGCCTGAACACCCGAGACTCTGCCTCGGAGCTTCAGAAAAACGAGTTTCCCGACTCTATGAACGTCACTATTGACGAGCGGGGAGCGATCCAGAAGCGTCTTGGGTACGAGAAACGTTACGCGAGCGCCCTAGGGTCTGGTTTGGTTTCTAACGAGTATTTCTGGAAATCCAGAGGGGCACTTATCTCCCAGATTGGTACCGGAATGCACAAGGACAACGCTGCGGCGTACCTGAACTGGTCTACTTCCGCTCGCGTTGGTATAGCTGAATACCTTGGAAACCTTTACATGATCCATCCTGTTGACGGTGTTAAAAAGTACGACGGAACAACGGTCACAACGGTTAGTACAAGCATCAAAGGCGACTCTTGTGCTTCCTGGCAGAACCGCTTGTGGACAAACGATGCCACGAACGTAGACCGGGTGAACTGGACTGATATTGGTACAGACACGTTCGGTGGAACCAACTTCAACTCGATACGAGAAAAGGACTCGGCTCGGATTGTAAACCTCTCCGGTGCTTCCGGTGTGGACATTTCCGGCCGTCCTGGCCTACTCGTGTTCAAAGCCGACTCTACATACAGGATTTACGACTCCACAAACGGCGCGTACAACACTATTGACGCGACCATCGGCACGGCATCGAACATCTCGACTGCCGCGATGTACGGACGTGTGTACTCGATTCATCCTCGTGGGATTTACTACACCGATGGTATTAACCCGATGATCGAAGCCTCGCAGAAGATCGAGAACTTCTTCCACCGCTCCCGGATCAACCATGATCGACCTGATTTGTACTGCGCTGGACGTGCGGCAGACAGGTTCTGGTTCTCTGTCCCTGACGCCGCCGCCACGGCTAACACTATTTCTCTGGAACTACACCCCCTAGGAGGCTGGATCGTTCCTCACACGATGGCCGCTTCTGCCTTTGCCACTGTAGGTAACTCTTCGGCCGATATGATCTTCGGAAGCCCGACTGTTAACGGAAGGATTTACAACAGCCACTCCACCGGGGCAGATGACACCGCGAATATCGCCTCTTATTTTCAGTCTCGCTGGATCGAACCTGATTTCGGAAACAAAGTCCGTATCCGCAGGCTCAGAATGATCGGCTCGGGAGAGTTTAACGCTGCTTTGTACAAGAACTACGAGTCGGGGCAGTCACTGAGAACTGTTCTGAACGAGTTTGAGCAGCCGAACATCGGGATTTACGACACTTCTACTTACGACAGTACAGCCGTATACGGCCCTTCACAGTTCCAAGGCATCTCAGACCACTGGTCTATCGGTGTTGTCCGCTCGTTGTCTGTCAGGATTGACGAGACCTCGCAGCTAACCCAGGAAGGTAGGCCGATTATCGGTGTTTCCACCGGAACCGTAGGAGCCTGGTCGTTGTCCCATATGTCTCTAATGGCTATAGACCTAGGCAATCGCTAGAATTAAGTAATGGGTAGCATTACTCTTCAGCTTCCTGTTGCCGGTACAACTATCGCGGCAGGATTGCACTCTGCCAATTACACAGCCCTCCAAACCCTTCTTAACGGAAACCTCGACGCCACAAACCTGGCCCCCGGAACCATTGCCAACGTTCCCGTTGGTTCTGTGTTTCAGTACGCGGGATCTTCCGCTCCTACTGGGTATCTGTTTGCAGACGGATCCGAACAACCAAGGGCCACGTATTCGGCCCTAGATGCTGTGATCACGACTATTTACGGAGCGTACACAAACGGATCCGGCGGGGCGGGAACCTCACACCTTAGGCTTCCAGACCTCAGGCAGAGAGTCCCTGTAGGCAAGCATTCCTCGGGAACGTTTGTCACCCTCGGAGGCACGGGCGGCGCGGAAACACATACCCTCACAACCGCCCAGATGCCGGTACACAACCACGGCGTCTCCGACCCCGGGCACGATCATCCTCTTATGGGTAACTCCGGAGTACCCGGGGCACAAGGTTCGATCAATATCGTTTCCGGTACTCAGGCTTCTACGGGTGGACTTATCGGTGGAAACTTCACCGGGATCACTATCAACAACAACGGTAGTGGTAACTCGCACAACAACCTTCAGCCTTACATTGTCATCAACTACATCATCAAAACCTAATGGGAACTATCACACTCACTCTGCCAACTTCCGGAACTGTCATTGCGGCAGGACTGCACTCTGGTAATTACACCGCGATTCAAACCGCCATCAACGGCAATCTGGACGATAGCAATATCAAAACTGCTGCCGGGATCGATCACAACAAGATCGCCGCCCTGGCAAGCATGATTTCCGGCGAGACTGTTGTGTGGAACGGATCGGCTTACGTGCGGTCTTCTGTTACCAAAATCGGCCCTGCAAGCCTTGGGACAGGCACGCCTACCTCGTCCAACTTCCTACGCGGTGACGGCACATGGAACGCTTTGTCGGCTGCCAACCTTGGGTCTGGTACAGCCAACTCAACCAAGTACCTACGTGGGGATCAGACATGGCAAGATCTTGGAGTTGTTCAGAGCTACACGCCGTCCCTTATAGCTAGCGGTGGTGGTCAGAGCTTGGGTACTGCATCGCTTACCGGAGCCTATCTCTTGATAGGGAAACTATGTATCTGTAAGGCCAACCTCACTGTGGCCGCTTCTTTCAATCAAGGAAGCGGCGTTAACGGAATTTCTCTTCCCTTTACCAATTCAGGAGGTTTTGACGGACAGGGAGTCCTATCCCAACCGGGGTTTGCCAACCCTCATAACCTCATCTGGGGATCGGATGGTTATATCCGACTCAATACAGACGCAGTAACATTCGTTAGCGGAAGTTCAAGCGTGCCTTACACTCTAAACCAAATTGGGCTTTCCATTGATGTATGCATGACATACATCACGACCTAGCCGTACAACATAGCTGCGGTTTCCGGATCCATTCCGGCCGCTACGGCCTGAAGAAACGGGTCGGCACCGATCACAGAGTTGTAGTCAAAGTTGACGATAGGAACGTAAGGATCGGGCACCGTCCCAGCAGGCACATCGGGGCCGAAATCGTAGCTCTGCGGCGAAGGTGCAGCCTGCTCGCCGCCACCGGCAAGAGCTTCCATCCAAGCCTGCTGCATATCAGCTTGAGCCTGCTGCGACTCAGCTTGTGCCAAAGCGTCGGCTTCGCGAGCGGAAGCCGCAGACTGAGCGTCAAGCACACCCTGATCGGCCTGTCCGAGAATACTCCGTAGATCCTGACCGGCGTTAGTCTCGGCCTCGGCCTGGGACTGCGCAAGGTCGGCCAAAGCTTTAGCGCGGGCGCCGGAGTAGAACAGGTTCTGCTGGTTCAGGGACTCGTCAATGCCTCTCCCTCTCTCCTGTCCCTGCTGCTGGATCTTTTGATGAACTCCGAAAGGATTGTTCCTAGCAGCCTCCACAGTTGTAGTGTCTGCTCCAAGCTGTGATGCCAAGTCGGCCATCCCGGAGTCGATAAAGGCCTGGGTTTTAGCAGCCTGAGCATTACTACGAGCGTTAGCCACGTCCTGTGACCCAAGCGCCTTGATCCTCTGTAGGATCGGGTCAGCGTTGTAGTCAACGGAAATCTTTGTGCTGGGAAGTGTTTTCTGAATACTATCCTGCTGACGGCTAAGCCCCAACTGTTGAACAATCGACTGAGGACTGGTCTGGGGGTCTACCGGGTCGCCCGGAGGGCGGTACCCGTAAGACCTCGACGCAGCGGTGTAAGGATTCTTTTTCTTCTTGACAGGGCGAACCAGCCCCTGATATCTACCGCCTAGTGTCTCATCTAGAAAGGCCACTCTAAAATTCTACATATGGCTAGCATCTACCCTGCTCCGACCGGCTATGCCCCTGGGGGGCTTCAGTACCGTACTAAACGCGCTGTAAGGCGTTTTCCCGCCCCTACAGGTTACGCACCCGGTGGGGTCAGTTACCACCCGCTGCCCGTTAGACGCGCTCCTGTGGCGCGACAGACCCCTTCTGGGGGCTTCGGAGGGTTCGGACAGCCTGAGGGCCGTCCGGCCGGTCTGGACGATTTCTGGGGTAAGGCTCAGGGCCTCGCAGGGTCGATGTACGACCCGCTCCTAACCCGGCTCGCCTCAGGACGGGATTCAGCGATTTCTAGTGTTAAAAACGTATGGGATGCTCACACGAATGCACTTGCAGCGGCACTGGGTCAGACGGCTGCCCCTGTCAATCAGGCGTACCAGACCTCGATTCAACAGTCCGCAGCAATCAACGATGCTGTGAAGAACGCCCTACAGCAGACAGGTGTAGCCGCAAGCGGCGATTTGAGCGAGAAGCTGAAGCAAATTGGGGCACCGGATCAGGGAACAAGCCAGGTCTACCAAAACGCCGCAGGCTCTGGTTTCACAGGTAACAGCGCCGCCCTTCAGGCTCTTGTGAGCAGGGCGGCTGAACAGGCTGCTATGTCGGCTAAAGAGCCGGGATTCGCCCGTGCTGCCGCGTCCAAGGATCTTGCGGCGGCTTTGTCCGATCTTGGGCAGGAGTACGGTCAGAGAGAGGGAGAGCTTGAACAGGCCAAGCAGGAGCGGGCTTACGATCTGTTTGGGAACCTTGTCAGCCGCGACGACGAACAGAAGCAGGCTCAGATGCAGATGGATACAGAGGCTATCAAGCAGGCTTCGGATATCAACATCCAGAAGATGAAGAACCTCACGGCCGATAAGGACAGGCTGAGTAAAGAACGTATTGCTCTGAACGCTTTGATGATTTCCACGCAGGACAAGCGGCTTCAGCGGCAGTATCAGGCTCGTCAGAAGACTCTGGATCGTCAGTCGAAAGAGAACCAGAAAGCTCTGGATCGTGCCGCTAAGGAACAGCATGATATTGACTCCGCGAACACTAAGGCGGAGCTTCAGCAGCGTCAGCAGGAGTTTCAGGCTACTCAGAACCAGCTTGGCCGTCAGAATCAGGTTAAGATCGCTACGCTGCCGGGGAAGAAGGGCAATCAGAACGATAACTGGCAGACCCCCGGATCGGCTAAGCGCAACAGGGTTCTCGGGTCGCTCAAGTCCGCTCTGATCAACCCTGATACGGGCACTATCCGCCAGAAGTTCTCTGAAAACCCTGACCAAATCGACCGCATGGTTTGGCAGGCGACCAACGCTGCGATTGTGGCCCAGGGAATTAACCCGGAATCTCCTGCCGGTAAACAGCTTCGCAAGGCTTTCCTGAAGCAGCTTGCCGGTACGCCCGTCAAGGGCGGGGGCCGTTGGACTATTCCGAAGACTTGGAAAATCGCTAAGTAAAGCTATCCTTTACGTATGCCGATTTCCGGTCGGAAAAAGAAGAAAGACTCGGGTAAGAAACACAGTGGCGGTGGGTTGTTCCACGGCGGTCTGCTGGACAGGCTCGGGGCGCACAGTGTTCAGAAAGCCGTCAGCCACGAGCTAGGTCGGATCGGTCACTCTGCCGTCAGAGACATCACAGGGTTCCCCACGGCTGCGTACGCTCTGGCTCATGCTTCTGGGACGGCTCTTCAGGGCCACCCGGAAGGACTGGCTAACATTTACAAACAGATCGGTGAGTCCACTTACGAGACGGGACGGCACCCTGTCCGGTCATACGAGAAAGATCCTTTCGCTACCCTGGCGACCGCCCTGGGTGCAGCTTCGGGTGTCGGTGGTCTTGCAGGACGCGGCGCGGCTATCTCTTCTGCCCTGAAGGAAGGTGGCGGACTGCGCGCGGCTACCGAGGCGGCTATGACCAAGCCTGTTTATACAAGAACAGTCAAGCTTCCACGTAAGTCGGCTTCCAACCTCAAGGCTGTCCGTAAAGTTCAGCTTGAGACTTCACCTAACCCCCTGCTCAGAGGACTTCGGAAGACTACTGTGGATCAGCTTCAGCACAGCCACAGGTACCGTCAGAGTCTTGAGAAGAAACTTTCTGATCTTAGTAAACAGAACGTGAAGAACATTGCTCAGCCGACCAAGAAGGTCGGTAAGTCCAGAGGCGGTCTCGCCCACCCGGCTCTGACGTATCCTTCGGATCTGTTCGTTCGTATTCCTATGTACCTACGTCCCAGGACTATGGTTCAGAACGCTTTGCAGACCGGGATGATGCTGGCGCATCAACAGCCGCTCGGGATCTTCAAGTCAACCGCTCAGGCTAGGAAGTACTCCAAGAACGCTCCTGACGTTCACGAGTTCGTCAAAGGCATTGCTTCCGAGTCTGCTGCACGTTCGTTGTCTCAGGGCGGTGTCTCGCGCGGGCCGGTTGGCTCCATCGTGCAGCGACTCGCTGAGGTTTCCAACTATCCGGAATCGAAGATGCGTCCGTTGTCTGTTTATTACGAAGGGCGCAGGCGCGGAGTTAAGTCTCCTGAGGACTGGCGTGATCTTATGAAGCACGCCCAGGACGATCCTCAGTTTAGCAAGCAGGCTGCGTTGTTCCATAGGATTTCTACTGCTGGTAAAGAGGGAGTGGGAGACTTCGGACGGCTGTCGCCTCGCGAAAGAATGCTCATGCAGACCCAGATTCCTATCTTCTATCCGATGTTCAAGGCCCTTACTCGGTACGGAGCTAGGTTCCCTTCGGAGCACAGTATTCAGACTGCTTTCATGGCTCAAGCGGGCCAGGAGGGGAACCGCCGTCAGCGCGAGCAGCTTGGGCCTTTGCCGTTCTGGGCCAGTTATCTGGTTCCGGCAGGTAAGAACCGTGTGCGTAACCCTCAGAACATTTTCAACTTCCAACCAGGGGTGGATATCGCACGGCAGGTTGCGGAGATGGGCCGTGCCGGTGGGCCTCGCCCCGGTGTGAGCCTGCTGGCCGAGGCGGGGCCTCTCCCGAACCTTGTCTACGGTGCCGCCACTGGCAAGGATATGGCTACCGGGTACCCGCTACGCGGTATGTCGTCCAAATCTAATCCTCTTGATATCCGTAGAAGTGCTATCGCCGCGCTAAGGGATCAGATCGCAGGGACTCAGCCGATGCAGATTTACGATCTTTCCCGTGGCGGGGGCGGGACGCCCACGAAGACGTACAACCCTGGGTCACTCAGCGAGTTCCTTGGGCTTCAGGCTATCGGCCCGTGGGCTGTCAGCCGTGGGATCAAAACCAAAGAGCTTCATAAGCAGGCTAAGAAAGAGAAGACTTACGGACGCCCTAGGCGGCATCACAAGAAGAAGCACTCTGATTACGGGTTCTAGGTCATGATACGATGATACTTAATTAGTATCACCTAGAACAGGCTTCTAGCCAGAGACTTCTGTCTTGATTCCAACCTTAGGCTCGATAGGCGTCAGAACGCCAAGCAGAGCGTAAGCAGCCGCAGCGCCGACACCGTAAGCGACTGACTTCCAGTCTCCGAACCCGGTGGTAAACCCACCGACAAGATAAGTCAGTACTGCTACGACAACGCTTCTGACTGCCGCACGTACAGCAGGGTTAGTCTTGAAGTTCATCTTCTGATCTTACCATGCGCGCGTACTCGCGTGACAGCAGCATCTGACCGATAATGTCCGAGGCGAAGTCCTTCATGGAATGATCCTGATCGTCAGGGATGTACAGCACGAAGTGAACAGGGAACTCTTGGAGTCCGTAGTTGACGTACAGGTAACCCTTGCCCTCAAAGGTGTATTCCCTCACCCACTAAACTATAGGCGTGGCTCTCAGTCCTATTCAGAAACGGAACGCAGACCTGATTATTAGCCTAGCGGTCGGAAAGGGTCTACCGAGGAATCGCGCTGCTGAGCTTGCAGCCGCTGCAATGAGCGAATCCGGTCTTCGTTCTGACGCAAGGAATCCTTCAGGTGCCACAGGTCTGTTTCAATTGCTGTCAAGCGGCTATCAAAATCGAGCGAAATCTCTTGGAGGGCTAGAAAACCCTCGTGCAAACACTCTAGCAATTCTACCGTCGTATCTTGAATATTGGCGTACCCATCCAAACGCACAACCAGGAGAAGCCGGTCGAGACGTAGAAAGATCGGGTCAAGGCGCTGGTTTCTACTCAAAGTTTCTCCCTATGTTTAGGGGAGGCGGGGGGAGAGCGAACCCCCCGCCCCTGGCTACGGGATTGCAGCCACTCATGCAGTCTACCCGGACTTCCCCGATCCCAAACCCCACGCTCGGGGGATTTCCGAACACGCTGGTCAAAGGGTTGGCGCAGGGCAGAGACATCTTCACCATGCTCGGAGAAGCTATCAAGCCGTCCTCTAATCCGCAAGCTCCCAGTTTCCAGCCTCTTCCCTACAAACCCGGTCAGAACCAAGGGTTTAAACCCACGCCTCTACCTATGCCTGCTCGGGGAGGCCAGTGGCAGCAGTTCTACAAGATGCGTGCCGGGGCGGACAGGCCCGGTGTGTCTACCAACGAGAGAGTCAAGCAGTTTGTAGGCACCCTGGGGATGACTGCAGGGATGCCGCTTGAAATCGGTACTGGTACTAATCACAATCAGTTCACCGTCAACGGCAACCAGTCAGACCACTGGGAAGGGAACGCTGTAGACATACCGGCTGAAGGGACGACGCTTACCAGACTCGGGAAGCTCGCCCTCAGGCGGGCCGGTATGAAACCCGCTGATATCAAAAAGGCTAACGGTGGTATCTACAACATCGGGAACTATCAGATTATTTTCAATACTACCGAGGGTGGTAACCATTGGAATCACCTCCATGTGGCTGTCCGGGGATGAACCTAGAATAGCTATGTGATCAAAGTACTGGCAGTCGCAGCCGCCTCTGTGGCTCTACTTGCAGGCGGGGCTACGAGCTACGAGCTTACCAAGTCTGAAGCCGCCACGGGGGCGCTGGCTCCCGGGACTCGTGTTTCCTATGTTGTCAGCGGCGTGACAAGGCAGGGCATCGTGCTCGTCTATGTGGATACAAGCAACGTACTCGTGTCAAGAGACGGGACGCCTACGGAACAGAGGCTTGTCCCGCTGTCCGCTTTGACAGACCTTACTCCTACCACCACAACTGCTCCTACTACTACGACCGCTCCGACAACTACGGCTACTACCACGACTCAGCCTACTACTACCGTTAC